CATAGCTACAGAGGTATAAACTGAAACTGGATCAGCAAAATAGAAACTTACGCCGTTCTGAGTAGCAGTAACATTGCTTGAAAGAGTTACAGAGCTTGAGTTCTTTGAGACAACAGAAATAGTTGAAAGAACAGCTGAATTAACTGTACTGTTACCAAATGTAATGTTAGAGTTTGAACACTGGTTTAGATACATGCCTACTGTGATTGCAGATGTATTAGAAACCAATAGAACGTTAGTTGCTCCGGATGTGTTAGCAGAAACGACTGGAGTTGCTCCAGTTACGTCAGCAGCACGTGAAACCCATAGACGGTTTGTATATGATAGAAAGTTTGCAGCTGTGAAAAATGTTTCTCCGTTGAAATTGGTTGGTTTACCAAATCTAGAAACCAGTGCATTTTCAGAGTCGATTAGAACTCTTTCTCCGATTGGACCCCAACGGAATACGCCAGCAAAGGCGCCATCAGTTGTGGCGACTGAAGGAACGACTGTTGTAAGGTCGATCTCAGATACATTTACTCCAGGTGATAGTTGGAAAGCCATTTATTTTTCTCCCTTTTGCGAGAACTTACAATTATGAATTTTTTATATTTATAAAATGAGCTTTTTTAGAAGTCCTGCGGTTGGTTCCACATCCAAGAATCACCTACAAATCTTTCATATTCTTCTTCTACAAAATCATCCCTTCCGGAATCCACAAACCCAAACGGAGCAAGATCCTGCTCAATGTCATCCTCAGTTTTATCTCTAAGAGACATAAGAGTATTGATATTGGTATAGTCTTTAAAGTATTGTTGATCTGATAGCCAAGCAAAGAGAACTAAACACATTACTAAGTCATCGTGTTTACCAGACTCTGCTTCGTATGAAGTTCCCTTTTTAGAAAAGGTGCCTAATTCACTGATAGTGTTCACATCGTTTACTATCAGCTGGTTTTGCTCGACCAGTAGTTTTAAAATAGAACACCCAATAGATTTTACAATTTTGGTGGTCCTAATACCCTTATCAACACTACCGCCACCAAATCCAGTAGTGATTCTCTTACCAGATCTACCAGCGTTTTCGGTAAAGAGAACATTTTCATAACCAAAATCATAATTAAGAGAAGTTGAAACCTGTTCACCTATATCGTTCACCTCAACAAGAACTGAAGCGTTGTTATAAGCCTTAGCAGTTCGGTGAATAATATCGGCATAATCTAACGGGGTAATGGCATTATTTCTATAAACACCCACTTGTTGATAAGGCATAGAAGTAACATCTATCAACTGAAATGCTGAATAGTCCAACCCCTTACCACGAGAAACGTCACATACCATCATATAAACATGATTAGGTTCTACGGCTTTAAATTGGGTCAACCCATCTTTTTGTAAGATTGGGTTTTCAGAAACTAACTCTTTAAGTTTCCAACCAGCAATCAAGGTACCAGAAGAACCTAAGAATTCGCAATTATACTCCTGATCGAACTTCTCGAGATCAAAGTTCATACCAGCTAGAGTATCAGCCTTCCACTTTTCATCTCTGCCAGGAACCGCTTGCCAATTAACTAAAATCGGATGGTATCCATTAGTTCCCTTTTCGGCATTAGCCCAAGTAGCATGGAAATGGTTCAAACCGTTCGGAGTTGAAACCAGAATAATCTTTGATTCCGAGCCTGACGAAATAGTAGGATAAACCGAGGTAAAGAATTCATCCCAGTTATCAATGAACGCCGCTTCGTCGATGAATAGAAGGTTGATGGTATAACCACGGATGGCGCTGGCGGAAGTAGCAGCAGCCAAAACACGGCTGTTATTTTCAAGGACGAATGAACCTTTGTTCCATTCAACAACACCCTGCTGAAGCCATTTTGGTAAGTGCTGGTAAGCCAACTGAACACGACCAAGAATTTCTCGAGCCGTATCGCCCTTGTTGGCTAGTAGGGCTACGGTCTTATCAGGATGAAAAATTATATACCAAAGAATAAACGCACAGGTAGTAGTTGACTTACCTGCCTGACGAGCGGTGGTAACAATTGTATAACGGTTGTCTTTAAATGATGTTACCATTTCTTTCTGGTAACCATACAAATTGAAACTTGTAAGACCCTCATTAATTGAGATGATCTTCATATAGTTTTCAGTAAAATATATGGGATCGTTCTGACATCTAACATACTCCTGAACAAGATCTGGAGTCCATTCAATGTTCTGATTAGTTTTCTTTAGAAGAACGTTACCCTTATAACCACCCACCAACTCATTCATTATTCTTCATATCCTTAAGAACTTTTTGTAATTCTGCTGTAGAACCTACGAATAGATTGTTATTGATAGTTTGCGCTTTCTCGCTAATTGGTGAGTCTTTTGCATCAATTTCACGGATCTTAGACTGAAGTTCTAACAACTCTTTATTAGTGCTTACCACTGTATCCATGAGTTTAGCTAGAACTTCGAATGCACGTGGGTGCTGCGATTGACCAGCTATTTCAGATAGCTTATCAATTGCTTCTTGACCTGTTTGGATAACTTCGTAAAGATTAGCTCGGGCTGCTTCAAAATCGTTTCTAGCAGAATCATCATGAGCTTTGGCTATCAAAGTATCAATTTGTTTTTCATATTGTAACGGAGTAAGAGACTTATCCGATTCATCATTTTTTTCTGTCATTCTATCTCATCAGTGTTGTAGATTTGAGTTATGAAACCATAATCGTCATCAGAATTTACTTCAATATAAGGAACAGTTCCTGTATTGGCGTTTGGACCACCAAAGTAATTTATAGGGTTACCATTAGCGTCTAATCCAGGTTGAACTGTTATCTTTTCTGCCATTGGGGTAACACCCTTACCTTCAGCGGCAGTGTTTGTTGAAGGTATATAAAACTGTGTTCTAACAAATTTAATGATACCAGAAGATCTAATAGGACCATAAAGATAGCCTTTTAGAACAAAATCTAATTGCCAAATTATAGCTCTTCTTTCACTATAAGCTCCATCATATGTGTCAGAATAGCTGATATTATTTAATATGATTGGAATATCCATTGTAACATTAACTTCTGGTATTAAGTTACATGTTGTTGTCCAATCAGGAGTAAAATAAGGAAGTATTTGTTCAACAATTTTTGTTCCATCTTCAGCGTTTTTAGCGTAAATGTAAACTTTGAAATCTATATTATATGGAACAGGATTATACTGATATTTGAATTTATCAGCGTCAGTAGCATCCCTAACTGAAACTTTACCAACAGTGTTTAATTTTCTAGAACCGTCATAAACCATTTTACCCATTTCAAAGGAAATCATAGGTAAAGGCGCAACTGCACTTGGTTTATCTAATGCTGGATCTTGGATAATTCTAGCTAACATTTTATCTTTAGGAGCATATGTAATAGGAACTCTTACTAAAGATGTAACTGTGCCAGAAGAATCAGTTTTAGTTATACGAATCTGATTAAGTAAGGTTCCCATAAGAATTACATATTTTCTTATAAGACCAAAATAAAACGGTGAACCAAACATTAAATGTTACCTTCGCTAAATGGATCTAAAGAACTGAAGTCAACAAACATGTCAGACTCTGTTTGAATTTCGTCATTGTCTGAAGCTGGAACTAAATCTTCCAATGAGAATTTTTCTAATACTAGATAATCGCCCTCTTCAGTCATAATAGAAATTTTATTAGAACTTTCTGTTCTTATTGTCCAATCCAGAATATTTGTATCGTTCTTTCTTTGAATAGAATCAATTTCTGGAATACCTGTATTGAACAGTTCTCCGGAATATTCAAACACTTCACAAGTCATTTCCCATGTTTGAAGTGCACCTAGCTGATAAAACATTTCATATTTGTTAACATACTTAATCTGAAACGCTCTTTGATTCAAAGGAAAATAGATAATATCTCCTTCGTTTGGTCTTACCTGTGCGGTAAACTCACCAACTTCTTCATTAAAGATTCTACGGGCAACAGAGAATACAACTTGATTGCGAATTTCAACGCCAAACTTAGATAGAAATTCTTGATCGCCACTAAACCCGTCAATGGATTTAATATACATTTCTATAGGATAAGCTACTTCATAAGAAGATTGATCGTCCGCTCCATACACATCATCGTAATTGTTTAATTTACGAGGAACGTAATATATGTCATGTCCGTATATTTTTATCGACTCAATTACCAAATTCTCAAGAAGTAGTTGTTCTTGAGATGCTTGGAAATTGTTGAAGAAAAAGTTAGTGGCCATGATTATCCAATCATATCAGTTGCTGGCAAGCTGTATGTGTAAATCATTTCTCTTTCTAAGGCTTCTCTTTCTTGAGTGGCTTCATCGTATATTTTCTGACCATTGAAAGTTAAGCCTCCAGGCATTTTCATACCTTCAAACTTTTTAAGATTTTGACCCCACTGCTGTTTAATCAAACAAGAAGCATAACGCCCTAACCAACGATCGCCCCAAGCATCAGAATAAACTGCAGGGTCTACGATTTGATATGCTTCAACGATTAGATAATTACCAACAGCAACTTGATCCCAAGACATGTCAATGTAAAGTCTATTAATATGTCTATTATATCTAAGTGGTTGTTGTCCAACTAGCATTTGTTCTAGGAACTGAACATGATTCATGGCCATATAATATGGCACCATAGAAACTGATGTCAAAGTGTAAAGATCGTTTAGTGCAATCTGATAACGGATATTGAATAGGTTATTCAAACCAAGCGCAGAGCCAAGAGGGAAGATATTTACCGCTCCAATTATGTTCTCTGGGAGAGTAATATATTTGTTGGCAATATCAGTTGAGTCTATTTGTCTTTTATAATAGGTCTTTTCAGAACCATCAAAATGATAATCCCAATAATATCTTAGAGCTTCGTCAATACGATCTGAAACCTGATCGTCGTCGACGTTGATTTCAACAACTGGTTTACCTAATTTTCTTAGGCAATATTCAGTAAATTCTGCTCTTGTTGTTGGCACTGCCATTTAATTACCTTTGAATTATGTTTATAATTATTTAGCGGATTGTTCTTGTGAAGATTGTTTAGCAAGTTCTAATAATTTTTGAAATTCTTCCTCTGTTATCCATTTAATATTATTGTTATCCCAAAAATATTTTTTACCATCATCTGGATAAGGGAATGGAGGAATCCATTCAATTTTTGCTTCATCTAACGTCCATGTATCTTTAAATGGAAATATTTCTTTTGATATTCTAATTTTTTCTGCTTTTTCAGATGGAGTTAAATCTCTAATTATATGAACATCTCTCCAGATATTATCAATTTTTTCATAATGGGTGCTATCATGAGTTTTTGATTGATCATATATTGGTAAAGGAACTCTTATAAATTTTTCAAATCCTTGAGGCGGATTATCAACGTCTAAATCGGGATAAAACTGCCTCAGATTCCATTCTGCGATTGGATGTTCAAAAGGTTTTCCTTCTACAACTCTAATAAAAAAATGTTCAGACATTTTAACTCCAATTAATTGTGACCCAACCGTTAGCTCCATTGCCTGGGGTGCCGGCGTTATAACCTCCAACATTTACTCCGCCACCCCCTCCGACGGTTACAGGATAAGACCCTGCCCAGACAGGAAACCCAGAAGTTATTTGATGTGACCATTGTTGAGTAACTTTTCCTCCAGCGCCGCCATTACCACCGCTATATGCTGGTTGGAAGGCATAATTGAAATATCCGCTACCACCACCTCCACCAGCTCCTCCGCCTCCGGTTGTTACAGATCCTCCTGATCCTCCACCATTAGTACCTGCACCACCGAAACTTGCAAATCCACCGCCACCACCACCTGTCCCAGCAGTAGCAGATAATCCATTAAAAGAACTGTTGGCGCCACTGTTTCCTCCAGATCCGCCTTCGGCTATAGCAAAATAATATAAAAAAGCATAATAAGCGCCTTCACCACCACCACCGCCACCTGCCGCAACATTAGCAAAAACTGTCTGGTATGGATATACTAACCATGAATATGAACCAGGAGTGCTGTAAGTATTACTTCCTGCCGCTGGTTTCCCATAACCAGTACTTATGGATATCGATCCAGAAGGAACACCAAAAAGATATCTAGTGTTAGCTTCTCCAATAGAAATTTCAGAAGTGGCATTTCCTTTTGTTATAGTTGCGATATCTGAAAATGATATTTGTCCGCTAGATGGTAATGCCATTATTTACCTCTTTTTAATTCGTCTACTTCATTTTTGAGGTCTTTGATTGCTTCAATTAACAAAGCCACAATTCTATCATATTTAACCGCCTTAGTGCCGTCTTCTTTAGTTGCAACTACTTCAGGCAAAACCTTTTCAATGTTTTGAGCAATAACGCCGACATCATGTCTACGGATAAAGTATCCATCTTCACCACCACGAGCATCCATGAATTCCTGGGTCCAATCAAATTCTACGCCGTCAACAGCCATAACTTTTTCAAGAGCGTTTTCAATTGGTTTTACATTTTCTTTGAAGATGGCGTCTGAAGTATAATAAGCTGTGATGTTATTATTTGCTCTAATTTCGCCAGCAGTTCCGGAAGCAGCAGTACCAACACCAATTGAATTAAATTGTGAGTTCTGCGAAGTAGAAGTGAATGTTGCAGCACTTCCATCAATCGAGACGCCTGTGAGAGTTTGAGACCCTGTTGTTCTATTAATTGTCAGTGAAGTAGTGCCAATAAACATTGTTTGGTTTGTTGCTGCAGCGCCGATCTCACCAAGAGTCCATGAAACAGCAGCAGATCCATCAACAGATTTACCAGTTGATCCGATAGTAATAGTTCTTGACGTACCCCATGTAGCAGTTGTAATAGCAGCAGAACCATTGAAGGCGGAACCATTAATGTTTCTAGAAGTAGCCAATGTGGCTGCACTGTTGACGTTAAGATTTCCTTCAGTCTTACCATAAGCTGTAGTGGCATTATTGACGTTAAGATTTCCTTCAGTCTTACCATAAGCTGTAGTGGCATTATTGACGTTTAGTGTAGCCTCAGTTTTACCATAAGGACCAGTACTATTACCAATTAAAGTCGTTCCTACGTAATATGATACTGCATTAACGACTGTAGCATTGGCAGTAAATGCAGTTCCAACGGTATGACTAGCAGCGTTCATAGTTCCAGTGTGATAAACACCAGTGGCATTGGCAATAAGAGATGTTCCAACAGTATGTGACGAACCGTTAACTACACCAGCGTAAACTGGTAGATAAGCAGCGACATTGGCGTTTAAGGTAGAATTAAGCTGATAGGAAGCAGCAGCTGTTCCTCCTAGATTTGTGGAGTTATTAGCTGTTAATGCGCTATTTACGTTTAGAGTGCCTTCAGTTTTACCGTAAGCTGTTGTGGCATTATTAACGTTCAGATTGCCTTCAGTTTTACCATAAGCTGTTGTGGCATTATTGACGTTTAGTGTAGCCTCAGTTTTACCATAAGCATACGTAGCATTATTAACGTTAAGATTGCCTTCGGATTTACCGCTAACAAATGACGTATTATTAGCAGATAAAGTTCCAATATATGTTGCATTAACATGAACGCCAGTGGCATTTACTACAGTACCAGTTCCTGGAGTAACAAACAATCCTAAAGAATTGGCAGTAATACCATTATTAGCTAGAACAGAAACCGTTCCGGATGTCGTGAATGGACCGCCAGTTAGACCGTTACCAGTGCCAACAGAAGTTACAGTTCCTGCATTAACGTCATCAGCAGCCCAATAAGTGGCTGTACCATTAGAGTGAAGAACTTGGCCAGCGGTTCCGTAAGTGCCATTAGCAGAAAGGCCAGAACCTAATATTAGGTTAGCATTATACGTATAAACACCAGATATTGTAAATGCCGCAGTGGTATTAACAACATTAGCTGGCATTCGAGCGTATGGAAGAACGCCTGTGGTTATATTAGTAGCATTGGTGTAAAAAGAACCAGGTTGGCTGTTTAAATTAGTGGCATTAGTTGCCTGCACAGCACTGTTAACATTTAGAGTAGCTTCTGTTTTACCATAAGGTCCAGTAGCATTACCGATTAATGTTGCGCCAACATAATATGAAACAGCATTAACTACTGTAGCATTAGCAGTAAAGGCAGTTCCAACAGTATGACTAGCAGCATTAACGATACCAGTGTAAACACCAGTAGCGTTAGCAACAGTAGAAGTGCCAACAGTATGACTAGCAGCATTAACGATACCAGTGTAAACACCAGTAGCGTTAGCAACAGTAGAAGTGCCAACTGTATGACTAGCAGCGTTCATAGTTCCAGTATGATACACACCAGTAGTATTGGCGATAAAAGTTGTTCCGACAGAAACACTAGTGCTGGTATTAGCGAAACCAACAATCGTTGTATTTCCGAGATAAACATCCCCTATAGTAGAAAGACGATGGGTGGGAGACGAATTATTGATGCCCACATTACCTGTAGCGGTAACAGTAACTGCTGTTCCTAGTAAGGTGGTATTTGAGCCTGTTTCTAGACCGTTCTTTACGACGAAATTTTTATCTGCCATGGTTCCCTGTCCCCTATGGTGTTGTTTTTTTAATATTTAGTCATATCGAAGGTTAGATTGCTCGCTCTATGTTGTAAATAGATTTATAAAATGCCGTTCTTCAAGAACGGCATCACAGTATTATTTAATGACTTTATCTGCAAGAGGACCAGCTGGAGGTGACGCTCTTAATTGTGCGTCAGCCTGTTTCTGGACTTCTGTGAAAGTTATCAGAACAGTTTCTAATGGTAGTTTAGAAAGCCCAAGCATCACAATATTTAGCTGTTCAATCGTCAATTCAAGTTTAACATTCTTATCCATAATTTACTGTCTCCTTATTTTAGGTATTGCTAATCGCCGTATTTGGCGCTGGTGCCCATGGTAGAGTTGCATCTACTACAGGATTCTTCTTATCGTCGATTTGTTTCTGTATCTGTTCGTTAACATGTTCTTCGTATTGTCCAACAACCACTGCTTTGATCCAAGTAAGAACGTCGTCTTCAGTCAAATCTGAAAATGGAATGAAAGAAGTATTAGCTGGCATATTATTGGAAGAAAATGGAGTTGCTCCAGAAAATTCTCCATCAAGATCGCCTTCAGTCCCTATTTTCTTCCAATATGTCTGCACGACAACATCGGAAGTATTAGCAACAGTTGTAGTTTTTAATCCGGTTACTTTCCAAGAATATGTTACCGCCATTTTATCCTCTTAGATTATGTTTTAAGTTATTTATTGTAATCCTAATGCTTGTTTCAATTCATCAATAGTTAGACCAACACGCTGCAGTTTTTCCTGAACTGTTGGTTCTGGTAATGGTTCTGGTAATGGTTCAGGCTCTTCTGGTTTGTTACCTTTTTTTAACCATGCCTGATATTCTGCCCATTCTTCTGGATTATTGGGACCTAATATCATACCATCTGTTAGTCTTACAACCGCATTTGTATGGAGCCTTGATTTATAATTAAGTTTTGTCATTAGTTATATCCATATGCTCTTACTGTCCCTGTGATGTTTCCTGATGATGCATACATTTGAAATCCGGTTATAGCAACCGTTGATGCTGTATACCATCCTCCACCAATATACAAAGCAGTATATCCTGTCGTGTATGTCGGACCATTAACCTTGTAATCCCAAGTTTTATAAGTAGAACCCGTCACATTATAAAGATACATAGTACCACATATACCAGATCCGCCAGTGGCTGTTGTAATGAAATATGACGGATAAGTCATTGATAATTGTGTTGCTGACACTGAATGGAATGCACCAGTATTATTATTGAATATACCATAACCCATACTTTGATATCCAGCCGCTGCGTTGAGATATGCGCCGCCACCATATAACTGAAAATAAAGAGTCACCGACTGAGTTACAGGCAACAGATTTTCAAACACCAATTCGTAATTTCTATAACCAGAAAGAACAGTAGTAGCGAGAGAAGCGACATTCGTGCCGGTGATCGTAGTAACCAAGTTTCTTGATCCATTACCGGTTGCCACAATACTGTTATCCGGATATGTGATACCACTGGTGCCGTTTATAGTGATCGCCATCTAGTTACTGCCCACAAGTAAGCGTTAAAAGTTCTTCAAGAGTAGTCGTAGAATCCACTACCTGAGTAATGTTACGAAGGCGGTTCTTTTCAGCAACAATAGCAGTTGTATCAGCACCAGTTTCCTGTGCCTTCATGAAAAGAACATCTTGTGCTGCTAGTAGAGGAGCACGTTCGTTTCTTAGGCGAACCTTGGTGATCTCTCTTGCTTTATCAATATTGACAGTGATTGTATTAGCATCCATTTCCCAAGCATCAGAAAACTCTGGATGTTCTGGAAGATCAGAGGTATCAACAATACGAGCAAAGTTACCTAGGCCGCCTTTGTCTAAAATCTCTTGTGGTGTAAATTCTTTGGAAGGTGAGGTGATAGAAACACCGCCCTGTCCGTTTTGTGATATAATAACTTCAGCCATTATTTTGATTTCTCCTATTGAATTTTTACCGAACTACGTTACAATTGATGTTAGGTGCGTCGGAACTAGTTGAATTGCCGGCGGAAGATTGTATTCTAACAACTGAGGCACTGACATAAGAAAATAGAGTAAGTGCTTCTGAGTTAACTCCCTTTGGACCAGTAATACCGGAAGCACAATAATTAACGTCTGTTAAAGCAGTAGTAAAATTCATGCTGTAGTCGCCGGAACCGTTATAAGTTACTGAAGACACATTAAATGAGGCACGAACAGAATATGGAGAATTTCCTTTATAATTCATCCATGCTTTTAAACTACCTCTGATAATATTAGTAGCACTAGTGCTATTTGTTTCATCTGATATTGTGCTTACTGTTAATGTACCTGCCATTATACTTCCTTAGTGAGATAGTCTGGCCAGACCTTTTCTAGTTCTTCTATGGTTCTGGCTGCTTCTAATTCTGGTAACTGTGTAACGTCTCTTAGTAATTGCTTACGATTAGCAATGGCCTTTTGATATTCTGGTGTTCCTCTTTCCAACGCTATAAAATACTGCGTGTCAAGTTTCGGAAACAGTAGTTCTCTAGCCTGTCTCATTCTGTTCTTCCATATATCTTTCGCCTTGTCAATGTCTATAGAGATAAGTTGTTCTTCTGTATCTGATAGACGCCACGCATTTCTATATGTCTGGTCTACCGGTATATCTTCCCTTGTAACAATTCTATACATTTGTCGGTTATACTTATAATCAGGATGCCATACTCTTGCCGGGACATCCTTCTTTAGAATATACTCAATTGCCTCTTCTTCTGTCATAGGGCCGATTGGTTCTGGTAACAAGTATTCTTTATAATCTATAACTTTTTCGCCAGTGATTCTTTTCTCTAGTCTGATCTGTTGTGCTTCTAAGAATGTTGTTACAATCTTTTCACCATGATCAGTAGTCAATTCTAGTTTCATATTATGCTGGTGTTCTACTGCTGGTAGAATACCGCCAGCCAAGGCGCAAGTCATCCATTCTGGTGCTACACATACCTCACATACTGGATGATCTGGATATGCAGGGTCTTCATAAACAATAACATATTTGGATTGATATGGTTCAAGGTTTTCAGACGCCCAATGTAACCTGGTAAACATATCTACATTACGAAAATCTGGTGTCACTTAGTTCTCCTTATCTATTAATTATTATATAAACTCTGAAAAAAACAGTTCAAGGGTCGCCAGAAAAATATATAAAGCATTTAATTATAATCCTATCTTACTAAATTTGTAGAACAATATACAGGATCTCTAGCGCCGCCGCCGCCATCGGATACAAATACTCTAACAAGACTTACGGTGAGTCCCCAACATATAGCTTGTCCGTCATTAGCACCGCCAGTAGCTGTATTGGTAAACGAATAGTTAGCAACCGCAGAATAATTTGCATCATTAATCGCATTCGAAATATTAACTGTGTAATCTCCACCACCATTTCGAACAGCACTGGAAACATTAAAACTCGCTCTAATAACAGCCGAACCTGTTGATCCGTTAAAGTTGCACCAACTTCTACACAATCTTCCAATCTCGACACCACTAGAGTTATTAAAAACCGTTGGTGTTGATACTTCCGATCTAATAGTATCTACCGTTACTGTACCTGCCATATTATCCTCTTATAGAACTACCCAATTCGAGCCAGTTGGAATGGTGACTGACACACCTGTATTTATGGTGACTGGCCCAACAGTCACGGCATTGTAGTTTGTCGTGATAGTGTAGTTAGCAGCAATGGTTTTGGTCATTTCAAGGAATGGGTATGATACCTGTCTAACGACACCAGCTAATACGGCAGATGTTGCAGCATTGGGGTCAACATAGTAGTTAGTATCATTGTGATCATAAAAAATAGGCGCTCGCCACGAATTAGTTGATGTACCTATACCAAGAGTCCAGATACCTGTACCAACAGCGGATTG